CATCTGAACCTGTTGGACCAGCTTGACCTGTTGGGCCATCTTGACCAGCTTGACCTGTTGGACCAGCTTGACCATTTTGACCAGCTTGACCTGTTGGACCTGTTGATCCATCTTGACCATCTGAACCTGTTGGACCAGTTGAACCTGTTGGACCATCTTGACCATTTTGACCTGTTGGACCTGTTGATCCATCTTGACCATCTTGACCATTTTGACCAGCTTGACCTGTATTTCCTTGCAAACCTGTTGGACCATCTGAACCTGTTGGACCAGCTTGACCTGTTGGACCAGCTTGACCTGTTGGACCAGCTTGACCTGTTGAACCTGTTGATCCATCTTGACCAGTTGAACCTGTTGGGCCAGCTGAACCTGTTGGACCTGCCAACGAATTGTTGTCTAAATAAAGACTACCATCTTGGTTAGTTAAAATTATAGACATATATTTTATAAATATATTATAAATATTTAATATAAAATAATTAGGTTGCATATAATAAACCTGCATTTCCACCAACAAATACAACCATATTCACTCTCTCTTCCATTAAATACATATTATAGTTGTAACCATAAATTCTCCAGGTTGGTTTATTAATTCCTACTATATCGCCTGTATTTGGGTCGCAAATAGTCAACACTTGTGCATATGGGTCTGCTGGAGGAGATATCGTGGTAAACTCCATCTGGATATTTGTAAAACGACTCATATTCATCGCCCCCGATGGCTGTAGAGAAAAAGGATCAGTATTTAAACAGAAATTATAACAATACAGTCCTGGAGGTGCAAAACCGGCTGTTCTTACATATTTCTCTACAAAATTGTAGACACCAGCTGGCAAAATATTCTCTCTATATTGGCCATCAAGTAGTATTCCCATTGCTACCAAAATAGATTTAATATTTTGTGGGTTGTAAACACCAGTCGTATATAAACCAGACAATGTTCCATCCGGATTTAAACCTGGACCTAACAAATGTGGCACTGGCGGAGGTGCCGGATTAGGGTTTGGAACATTGCCAGCTGTTGGTGCAGGTGTTATATCTTGTGGCATATATTCATAAGGCCAATTCGTGTAGTTCGACCATTGATTTCTTAAATTGGCATCACTTCTTTGGAAATAAAACATCCAGCTTATTACCATACCTAACGAATCCAAATCAATTCTATTTTGGCCTGTTATATTGTAGAATGGTTTCTCATACACTTGCTTAATCAAATATTTTTGTTCATTTTTGGCAAATAATGTCGATTCATCATCAGAGAGAAAACAATAGGTGCAATTTAAATTAATATCTGCTGCCCAATTAGTTCTTGTATCTACATAAGATGTAGGTCCTAATTCTTCATCTGGTGGAGTTTGTAGAAATCTGTAGAATTGCATATAATATTGATTAAAATTTGGGGCTACGATTGGAAAATTATTTGCATAATCCATGACATCGCGAATTGTGAACCATTCATTTATAGGCCTAAATGTGACACTGATTGATAGCTCATTGTATTGTAATGCTACTAAAGGAAAAGCCTGATAAGATGATAAATTAAACCAAGCTCCTAAAGGAATCCATAATGTTCTGCCCGTTATAGAAGGTTGAGCTCCAGCCGCACTTGTTGTATAATAAGCATTTGGATATGCATTTACACGAGGCTCTACATTTGCTGGGTCATTTAATTCAGGAACATTGCCAATCATCTCATCAAATAATGCTAATTTTTGACTGCTGAAATCCCTCTGAGCTGAGGCTAAAATATACTGTCCCGAATATTGTTGCAATTGTTGATTGCCACAATTGATTGTCACCTTTTGAATAATTTGAGCACCCAAATTTTTTATCCATTGAAATTCATATGGAGCCCAATCAGAGTAAGCAGTTGTGCCATCATTTTGCTGGTATGCTTGAGGTGGCATAATAGGAGACCATATATTTGGTAATGTTATGCAAATATAACAGTCCATAAGAAGGTCAGCATATCTTTTTACCTTAAATGTAAAAGTGGATTCAGTTGTTAAGTTTAATTGTGGAGTTCCTTCATGGTCCAATCTAAAGCATTGTTTGCCATAATTGGTGTATTTTTTATAGGTTGATTTCCAAAAAGTTTTGCTTGGATTACCGTTTAAAATTATATTTTGTTGTCCTTGACTAACTAGCTGCATAAGTCCTCCTGCCATAGTTATAATATATACTTATTATTTTTTAATTATTAATTTCATCATAATATAATTTAATTATTTCCAAAAGTTCTACATTTTCTTCACTTTCTATTCTTTTAATTTGTTTTTCAATTTCTTCTTTTAATATAGGCAAACGAATATACAACATAGGATTTAGAGATTTCCCATCTTTATTCTTAAACTTGTCTGGATTTAAACGAATAAAAATAAATTTTCCACTATGAAGCATGTATAAATCGTCATATCTTATTTCTTCCTTTTTATCATCATACCCTTTATGTTGGTTTTCATCAACTTCAATGCACAGCAAAGTATTGCCTATCAATTTTCTAAAGTCAATTCTTCTTCTGTGAGTACAGTCACAATTTCCTGTCCATAAAGGTTTGTCGTGTGTAAACTCTTCAAAATTTAAATTGATATAATCACGAATAGCTATTTCTTTTGTTTTACACCGAATTTGTAAAGTTAATGGGTCATTTGGAAATAAATTTTGATAACAAGAAGAACAGTATCCTTTATATTTAGGGTTTCCCCTTGAGCCTAAACAATAATTTGATTTACATTTTTGATGTTTAATATCAATCATATTTTCTAATTTATGCTCTAAACAATATGAAGCCGTATTTTTGCCTACACAATTAAATGTAGCAATTTTTGAACAGTTATTTTCTATACATATATTGTTTGTCAAACTAATCATACCATCTAATTTATGTTGAGAGCAGTATAATCTTTTTGTCTCACCTAAATAATTAAATGAAGGAATCTTTTTACAATTATCAAATATACAAGTTTTTATTCTTACATTAATCATATTATCTTTTTTATGGACAGAACAATATAAACCATTTTTTTCATTGTTGTAGTTAAAATTTGGTTGTCTATTACAATTAATTTCCTTACAGAAATTATGTTTAATATTAATCATATTGTCTTTTTTATGTTTATTACAATATAAAGCAGTTTTTTCTCCTGTATAGTTGTAAATAGGTATAGTATTACAGTTTATTTCAATACATTTATTAGTTAATATATTTACCATATTTTCTAGTTTATGTTCATTGCAATATACAGCTTTTATTTCGTTAATGTAATTAAACGCTGGTTGTTTTTTACATCCTGTATAAATACAGAGAGTTCTTTTTAAATCAATCATACTATCTTTTTTGTGAACACAACAATAAATTTTATTAGTTTCACCTTTATAATTACAACATGCAATTTGTTTACAGCCATCTTCTTGACACAACTGGCTTACTAATTTATAATCACCCTTATGCTCTTTACATCTTAATGGTTTACCATAGCATTCGCCATAGTTTGCGTATTTACGACACGTTTCAAAATCACAGATTTTTGGCATATTCTACTTTAACTGAAGAAAATATCTTTAAGTAATTACTCCTTACTTTTATTTTAAAGTAGTAATTTCCTAAATATTTCTCGCAAAACATTTATAAACAAAAATTAAATAATGTATTATATTAGTAATGTCTTCAAATCCTACAGATTTTTTATCACAAATACAAAGTTTAGACGAAGATTTTCAGAGCTATTTAATTATGGCATTCACGCTAATAATTTTAATCATATTTATTGGATATTTAATTTATCTCTCTAGACTTCAATCTAATGAAGTTAGTTATATGAATAATTTATATCCATCAATTGACGGAAATTTAAGACCAATTACATCTGGAGATCCTGACTGTAGTGGTAATTTATATGATTATTACATTAAAACTGCTTACAATGCTTGTTCATCTGGTTCATATAAAAATGATTATGTTGACATAGGAAATTTAAAAGCGGTTATCAAACAAGGTGTTAGATGTTTAGACTTCGAAATTTATTCGGTAAATGACCAACCAGTAGTTGCTACTAGTACTTCAGATAGTTATTATGTTAAAGAAACATTTAATTCTGTAAATTTCAGTTCAGTTATGGATACAATACGTAACTATGCTTTTTCAGGAGGCACATGTCCAAATCCAACTGACCCATTATTAATTCATTTGAGATGTAAAAGTGATAATCAAGCAATGTACTCTAAATTAGCAGATATTTTTAAATCAAACAATGATATTATGTTGGGTATGAATTATAGTTATGAATCAGAGGGAAAAAATTTAGGAAATGTTCCTTTGTTACAATTACGAAGAAAAGTAATTTTGATTATGGATAGGTCTAATACAGCTTTCTTAGAAAATATTGATTTATTGGAATATGTTAATATTACAAGTAATTCTATTTTTATGAGATTATATGACTTTTATAATGTTAAAAATAATCCTGATATTAACGAACTAACTGAATATAATAAACGCGGAATGACTATAGTTTTACCAGATTCTGGCGCGTCTCCTTCTAATCCAAGTGGCATGACTTGTAGAGCAAGTGGTTGTCAAATGGTTGCTATGCGTTACCAATTGGTTGATAATTACCTTATGGAAAATGCTTTGTTCTTTGATAGAGCTGGGTATGCATTTGCATTGAAACCTGCCGACCTTAGATATGAACCAGTTACCATTCCTTCTCCAACACCTCAAAACCCTGATTATTCTTATGCAACCAGAACTGCATCCACTGATTATTATAGTTTTAAATTCTAACATATTAATTTATACATATATATAGATATTGCGAATTACTGAAGAAATGACAAAAAATCACGATTAAAAAATAAGTTTAAAAAATTAAACTATCTAATGAATGTATAAGGAAGCTTATTAGAATATACAACAATATTTGACAGCTCTTCCATTTAATAAAGCCATTCTAAAATATTTGCATCATCGATTGAATATTTGCGTTTAATGACATTAACTATTACTCTATCAACAATTTCTCGACATTCTCTATAAATTAAATCTACTTCATCAAATATTCTATTTAATGTAAGTTGAGGACCCCAATTATCTGGACACAATATAGTTTCACAACAAAAACATCTATCTCCTTTATATTTAATAAATAGTTCTCTAAATTTGTCAGACTTAAATTTAACATAATGTGAGTATGGTCTTTGATTCAATTCTAATCTAGGAGATTCAAATGGATAATTAGGTGGAATAATAAATTTATATAAACGATTATCTTTTAAATTTTTTAAAATTATATGATAATATTCTTTATCATATTTTATTATAGCAACATCATCATAATTACAAAATATTCCATTTTTTTTCATATTTTGCAATTCATTCTTAATTCTACGAGCAATGACTGGAGCAGTAATTTCTTGCATTTTTTCTTCGATTGTTGTCATATCTAATAATTTAGTTGTTTATTAAATTTATAATAAATTACTTTATTATTCAATTTTATTTTAATTGAATAATATAGGAATGCCAAAAAATAAAAATAATTGTAAAGATTTATCATTTGCAGATTGTGAATTAGCAATCTTGCGTATGGCGGTTGACCAAGCTGAAGAAAAAATGGGAAAACGTGTCGTAAATTCAGAAGACGTCCAAAAAATAATTGATATCGTTGAAGAATTTATTAAACGAAAAAAAGAAATATGTTATGGTGGAACAGCAATCAATAATATATTACCTGAAGAAGATAGATTTTATAATAAAGACGTTGAAATTCCTGACTATGATTTTTTCTCTCAAAATGCCTTAGAAGATGCAAAAGAATTAGCTGATATTTACTATAAAAAAGGATTTATTGATGTTGAAGCTAAATCTGGTCAGCATCATGGTACATATAAAGTTTTTGTAAATTATATGGCAGTTGCTGATATTACGCATATACCAAAAGAAATATTTAACGCACTTAAAGAGGATTCAATTAGCATAGGAGGTATTTTATACGCACCCCCTAATTTTCTAAGAATGTCTATGTATTTAGAATTATCTAGACCAGCAGGTGATATAAGTAGATGGGAAAAGGTATTAAAACGTCTTACGCTTTTAAATAAAAACTATCCCATAACAGATATTGATTGTAATAATGTTGATTTCCAACGTGAAATGGATAATAGAGAGAATGAAGATAAAATTTTCGAAACAGTTAAAAATACATTAATTAATCAAGGTGTTGTATTTTTTGGTGGTTTTGCTAACACACTTTATTCGCAATATATGCCAGCTAATTTGCAAAAAAAATTGGAAAAAGTTGCAGATTTTGATGTATTGTCAAATAATCCAGAAAATACTGCCGAAGTAATAAAAGAAAGATTAGATGATAATGGTATCAAAAATGTAAAAATTATTAAACAACCTGCTGTTGGAGAGATAGTTCCTGAACATTATGAAGTTAAAGTAGGTAAAGATTCAATTCTATTTATTTACAAACCAATTGGGTGTCATAGTTACAACGTATTAATGATGGGTGGTAAGAAAGTTAAAGTATCAACTATTGATACTATGTTAAGTTTTTATCTAGCATTTCTTTATGCAAATAAACCATATTATAATCAATTTATTGATAGAATACTTTGTATGTCAAAATTTTTATTTGATGTTCAACAGAAAAATAGATTATCTCAAAATGGCTTACTTAAACGTTTTAGCATTACATGTTATGGTCATCAAGAATCAGTTGAAGAAATGAAAGCAGAAAAAGCGGCAAAATATAAGGAGTTAAAAAAAACAAATGATAAAAAACAATTCGAGGAATGGTTTTTAAGTTATAAACCAGATGATATAAAAACCAGTAAGGAAGAGAGAAAAACGAGTAAAAAGATTAAGAAAAAGAGAAAACATACAAAAAAGAGTGGATTTTTTAATCTTTATGGTTCAAAAAAGACTAGAAAAAATAAAAAGGCTATTTATTAATTTGTTAAATCGAAGACACCGAGTTAAATATGACTTGTAGAAGGAGGTTTGTCACCCATTGTACAAAATCCACCTTCACAGTCCAGTTCTTGATTATCATTTACTTTCTTATTCGTATAAAATTTGTAAACAAACATTCCAATAAATGCAACCAAAATAGTAGCACCAATATAAATAATCATAGTATAATCTTTCATGACCCCATCCATAGTAATAATATCATTTGTATTAGGAATATCTAAAGAAAATGCTGAGTCTGTAATATCAATAGCATCCATTTAAATTCTATTAATATTTACAATTTTTATTTTAAACTTATAAAAAATAAGTATCCATTATTATACTAAATATATCAAATGAAATTTTACTACCTATTTTAATAAAAATATTATCCTTAATATCATCTGGTAGATATTTTTTAATATAGTTTATAAAATAAAAAACATTTATTATTATTAATTCAAATACTAATTTTGCATTATAATTACATTTGTTAATCATATTCCAATCTTCTACAAAACTACACATAGACGTATTACATTTTTTTATATAAAAACTATGTATATCTAAAAGTCCTGTTAAAATTCTATGAAAATTACTTTTTTCATTTTTAATGTTTAAACAATAGATTACCTTATCATAACCAAATAATTCCATATGCAATATTTTTTTATTTGGTTCTCTCTTAAAAATATATGCATTCATTCCATCGATATATTTATTTTTATATAACATGTTATTGTCAATCAAAAATGGTACATAACAAGATTTTATGATAGTACCTATTATTTCATCCACATTTTTGTAGTTTGATTTTATAACTTTTTTCCTATTTTTAATATTATTATAACAAATAAATAATCGACCATTAACCTTACTACATATATCATCCGGGATTCTATCTTGCAAATAAAGTTTAAGAGTTTTAATCGAATTTAAAGAAAAATTGTTTTTAAAATCATTTTTAACTATATCATATAATTTTGGCATTACATCGAGGGCATCAATCAAATATAAAAAGGCAACAACTGAACCAATACTACATCCAGAAATTCTTTCAATTTTTACATATTTTCTTCTCTCCATTTCCTTAATAAAATAAAGAGCACCTATTAAATAACTACCGTTAAACACGCCCCCATCTAAAACTAAATCAAGTCTTTGTAAATTTTTTGAATCATCTGGTAAATTTTCAATTAATTTATTAACATATTCATCTATCATTATTATAAGTATTTAAATACAGTTTAAATGTAAAACGCAAAATTTTGATTAAATATTCAACTTAATTTAATTTATACTTTTGAATTTTTTATAAGTCTATTCATAAAATCTATTTCATTCTTATTGCTTACATATATATTTATT